TTTTTTTTTTGCTTTTTGGTATAGGTTCGATTATGTCGAGTTGAGTGTATAATGTTTTTAATACATCTTCTATATTATTAAAATAATTTTTATTATCCATCATTTTAAAAAATCCCCGTCCATATTCTGCATATTGCTCACATTGTATTTTTTTCAAGTATAATAAATTGTTTAATATACCGTGTAATGTATATATTATGTTTATGTTATTTGCAGGTTTATCATTGGAAATCATCTTAGATAAAGATACGCTATTAAGATTCTCTTTGGATAATTGAGTAAACATAACATTATCCATAATTTCTTTCTTACGCGCGGGTTCATATTGTACAATATTTCGTGTAATGTCCAAAATATTGTTTAATGTTTCTGTTGGTAAACCATTAAAATAATGATAGTTTAAATTTACGCGTTTAAGTAAAACGGTTTTGATTACATCAACAAACGGTTGTTCATTCAAATCTTTTTTTCCTTTCATCGGTCTCAAATCGTTCTTGAGTTCATTAATAAAATGAAGATAAATGTTCTTGTCATTAATAACCTTCTGTATTTCGTCAATTGGTCTGTTGCCTGGGGTTATTACCGTGTCTTCGTTAATATTGTCTGTGATATTCGGCGTTGTTAATTTTATATTATGATTATTATTATCTAAATGGAGTAATAAAAAGATTATGTACTTTAAATTTTCTATCGCCTTTGTTGTTTCGCTTACATTTATTTTTCTGGGTTTTCCTCCGGTGATAGTCATTATATATTTAATATATGATGACATTTTAAATAAAATATTTGTATCGCAAATTAGATACTAATTCATCCGGAATACGTTTTTTTAAAAAATGATGCTTTATTTTCCCAATATTAACCTTTTTATTCTTTATTTTTTCAGTAAGTAATGTAATAATAAAGTATAAACTATACATTCCACACTCTGTATCCGAATGTTGATGTTGAAATTTATTAATTATTGTTTGAAATAATATTGGTTTTTTTAGTGATTTCCCGTCATCTTTTATTTTATTTATCATTTTTTGTATTTGTCCATTTGGGGAGTCACCATTACTATCAAAATAAAATATGAACTTTTCTTTTATATTGACGAATAATGACACCCAGTGTGTACCAGGTCCATTATGCTTATCTAAATTAAATATTATTCCAATTTTAGAATATTTTTTAGTTATCATTTCATCTAAAATGAAATTACACAACTCCTCCGTAACGCATGTTTCATTGCCTGAAAAAGACGTTTCTTTATAGTCATAATCAATTGCGGTGGGTCCAATAAATTTAAAACATTTGTATCCTTCCTCGTATTGGTTTAATACTTTTAAAATGTCTTGGTCAGACAACCAGGTATTTGGATCATTTTCCCATTCACCCGGACGATTTGGTGGAAACAATTTACGTTTTATTTTTTCTTTCATTATTGGGTCTTTGAATTCGTTTAACCAACACAATTCACTGTTACACGTCTTGAATTTATTTTTTAATTCTTCCCATACAACGGTAGGATTAGACCCATTAATTATATTTGTGGGATTATGTTTATTAAATTTATTCTTAATTTCGTCTACAACTTCGGGCGTCATACAACTTTTGTTTTTCACTGTTTTTCCTTTTAATGCGGGATTACACGATTTAAATTTAAATGTTTTCCCCATAATACTTATATTATAGTGTGAAAATATATATAAATATTATAGTATAAATATGTGCACACTATAATACTTATATTATGATACAACGATTCGCACTCGCAGTGTATAATTATCCCATTCTAACTAAAACAATTAAACTCCCAACTATGTCGTTTTTTCCGTACACATTTGTGCTATATGATACACCTAAAAAAATACAATTGGGGGGCGTTGGGGTAATCACGATGATAATAAAACAATTATAAAAACGGATTATAATAATGTGGACCACTGTGGTCCTTGTGGAATGGGGAATATCAAAATATTAAGTAATTTTGTTAACCTTTTCACTCCCCCATAATGAACCTTGCATATTGTCAAACATTGTGTCATTGTCATCGTCATTGTTATATGGCTTTTCGTCATTTTCATTTTCATTTTCATTTTCATTTTCATTTTCATTTTCATTTTCATTTTCATTTTTATTAAAATTATTATTATTTTGGATTTCTACTAATTCCCAATGTTTATAAATAGATTTTACAAAGACATTAAATGTATCTAACATTTCATTACTACAATCTTCTGCATCATTATTAATTATATTTTCAACAATTTTCAGTATGGTTGATTTATGTTCCTTCATTTTCGATTGTTTATTATATACTGAGTCTTCTTTTCGAGTCATTATTTTCTGATAACTTTTATTATTTAACAAAAACTGCAATGTTAAATTATCTATATTGTCTTCCATATAGATAAATTAAATATATTATTTCACCGATTTACACCAATTCGGTCAATTCTCGATTAATAGTGACTTCATATTTGTCTAAAAGTGACTTTATAAAATCGTTTGAAAACTCGTCCTGATATTCTCCCTGTTTACGTAATGTTTTGCGCAACTTACGTTCTTTATCTAATAATTCCTTTTTCTTGGTATTTTGTTGATTTAATTTGTGTTTAAAATACTTTTTCTTATCCGCAGTAAACGTCTTAATTTTCTTCATTGTTTTTCTTCGCTTATTAATTAAATGTTTGACTTCTTTTCGAGTATCCTGCTTGTTATGTTTGACCAATACTTTATTTAATTTTTGCTGGGTTCGAATGTTTGTACTGAGAACATTTTTCTCCAACTCATTAAAATCATCCTTTAACATGTTTTTGATTTTTTTCACTTTTTCCTTATGTGCAACTATTTTATATTCTAATCGAACTCGTAAATCTTCAATTTCCATGTTATAATTATTTATACGACGTTCATATTCAATGATTTTGGGATGTTCTCTTAATCGTTCCTTCAAATCTGCAAGCATTTTAGTCTTTTTCCCACATTTTTGACGTATAGTATAATATGGACTATTTTTAAACAATATAAATTCATCTTCATCAACTTCCATGTTTGCTTTTATTTGTAAAAATATATCTTTTTTCATTTCTTTGGAGAACTTAATCTTATCCTTCAAAACAGCAATATTTGTTTTAATTTCATTTTGTTTATCCTTTATCTCACCCAATAAAGATTTAATATTTCGTTTTACAATGCGTTTACATTGTTTCTTTATACGTTTACCATCCAAATTCTCGCATTTTTCGTGCAAATGAGCAAACATAAATTTATTGGCCTCTAACAATTCATCTGTAAATTTCGAGTTCTCATTTTGAATCTCTTGTTCTATATTTGCAATACTTTCCAAAATCTCATCTCGGTTTAAAATTTTGTCAAACTGTTTCATTTTTTCTGCATCTTTTATCAACGGTACGTAATTTACAATTACTTTGGGTTGCGCAAATTGACGAGCATCTTTTTCCCGATTTAAATAACTAATCGTGCCCGAAATGTGATTAATGAACTTCTGTTTACCCTGTGTAGTAAAATTTCCATTATTATTTAAAAATCGGGCTTCAAATTTGGGATATACAATGGGTAATTGTTCACGGGGTAATTTACACAAATTAATTAATTCGATCATTTCCAATGGGTTCTCTACAATTGGAGTAGCACTCATCAATAATAGTTTTACACTATCAGTACCAGAAACACTATATGAATGCATTATTTTTTTATGTAATATACTTGTATCTGGTTTTTCTAATGTAGACAAATCACTTCCTCCAAATAATTTATGTGCTTCGTCTATAATGAGCAATGTCTTTCGAAGTGGGTCGGTTTTCCCATTAATGTTCACAAGGGAACTATAATATGCATTTTTCTCCAACAATAAATTGGAGAATTGTTTGTATGACATTGGCTTAATTTTCCACGACTTTGACAATAATTTCATTCGTTTCTTTTCTTCGGACGGCATAACAAAATCCTCTTTTTGTAACATTTCCATTATTTGTGAATGACACGATTTGTCAAATATATTTTTCCATAAATCATTTTTCAATGTAGTGCGTGTAACCCATAATATGGTGTAGTTCTCCATTTCGAAACTTGACGATGCCGCTGCAATTGCGGTGCACGTTTTACCCGTCCCCACACTATGATGTAAAATCAATCCTTTTTGTTCACTATATGGTGTAAAATATGATTTGATGAATTTTTGGGTTGGATTTAAATCGATATATTTATTATCCGGCATATTTCCACATTGGTCCTCCATTTTTACTGGGTCCCAGGTAAAATGTCCATATTTTTTCATTATTGATTTTTGAAATGTGTTATGTTTTGACCCCCCTTTCATTGTAGAAAACTCGTGAATATTGTGTGTAAGTTCTCTATCAACCGCAGCATTTATACAGACATCTTCTAATTCTTCCTGAAATGTGTTTAATTTATAATTAAGATTCATTGAATCCAATATAAGAGAAGACATAGTACTACGACCTTTAAAATAACCTTGTAATTGTTCTGGAATTTCCAAATCATATATATATACGTCTAATGGCCAACCGTTTATGGGATGAAATTCAAGTCCCATTTGGCCACACGTACGCGTAGCACGTCCAATGATTTGCTTTTGCTCACTATAAAAAGTAGACGGTTCAAAAATATGAACATACTTTACATCAAATAAATCAATCCCCTCTTTAAAACCGCTATCCATTACCATAAAACGAATTTGAGAACCGTTTACATTATCTGTACGGTCATTAAACCGAGCCAACATATTTTTACGCGCACTTACACTTATTTTTTGATTATAAACGGTTGTCGAGCATAATAAATAAAAGTTATTGTTTTTTGTTTGCTCTAATGTATTGGAATTTTTAAATACAAGAGGACCATATTTAACAATGTCTTCGCCCTTTTTATTTTTAACAGATGTTTTAGAAGATGAAAATCCACAGGTGTAATCATTTGCCGTCATAAGAGACGCAAGCATATTAGCACCGTGAGCACTGGATTTCACGTGGCTAAAAATAAAGTGTTTAAATAATTTTCCGTGCGTTTTCATATCATCGGCATCTAAGTCTTTAATTTTATTTATAAGCGCTTCTCCTTTTGGAGAACTATATGGCTGAACATTTAGTAGTTGAGAAGCATTAAAATCTTCGTGATCAAATTTATATTGTTTTTCCATTTTTGTGAAATTTTGTTTTTTTTGGATACATTTCGCTTTATACTGCGTTTCTTGTTGTTCTAATAATAGGTTCTCTAAATTTTCTATAAATGTATCTTTACTCATATAATTATATATATTTATTATATAAAATGTCAGGAAATCATAAAGCGTCATTTAGTGGTATTGCACCTCGCCCAACTGGAAATTCAAGTAAAACATCGGAAGAAGTTAATTCGCGCAGAACATTGCGTATGGTTTGGACACCAACTGGTACTCATACACAAAACACTCCCCATCGAAAGGTTTTAAATTTAGGAAACCACGAGACGTCTTCGGGCAGTGATTACGCTCGTTATAAGCGTCAAAGTGCGACAATGAAGAATTATGATGATTTTAAAAATTAATTTAATATATCTATTTAATATATTAAATTATGTTGCCTAAACTAAATGGATTAAACAATGCAATTACGACTGCCGTAAATGGTAGTCCAATGAAAGGTGGTGTTAGTGACGGTACTTCATCATTCTCTCGGGGTAAAATGTTGTATACAGGAGCTACACATAGTAATACAAATGTTCAGGACTATACAAAAAGATATATGGGTAATCGTGACGCGTCTTCGATTACAGCGCGCAGAAAATATCAAGCAATGGGTAAATCTGTTGTAAATACGTCAGGTGAACCGATGTCTTTAATTTCCACAAAAAATATTAATGATACAAAACAGGCTCTTGCACGTACACGTGCCGGTGGATATATGGTTCCTCCCAAGAAGAATGTTACAAAGGGGCGTATTTATGGTACCCCATAAAAATATGACTTTACTATATAAATGTACGAATATTTAGCTGAATTTATAGGTAGTGCTATTTTTGTTTATGTTGTATTGGCCACAGGCAATCCATTGGCCATTGGTGGAACGTTGGCGCTTGTGTTATTACTCACCCAGAATGTTTCGGGTGGACATATTAACCCCGCCATTTCAATTGTTATGGGGTCAATTGATAAATTACCGATTTCCGAAATAATTCCTTATGCATTGAGCCAAGTCTTCGGTGGGTTAGTTGCACTCGAATTGTATAAACGATTTAAATTAAATTAAACAAATAAATAGTAAAATTAATTATTTATTTGTTAAGTCTCATCATTTTGAAAACAATATATAGACCAACAATACTCAAAGCACCTAAATAGATTTGACCAGTTACGTGCTCAGCTAGAAACTCTTTAACTATATTTTCCCCATTTGTTTGTAATAATTCTTCCGTGTCTTCTTTATCGTCTTCGTTATCTTTGTCTTTATCGTCTTGCGTATCTTCGTCGTGTTTGGTAGGGTCAACTGCGTAAAATGCCATATTTTCCATATTTTCAACATCCCGATTTAAAATCATTTCAAAATTAGGCTCACCATGATTGTTATAAGAACCTATAAGATTGTCCTCACTGGTTAATTTCGTTAAATCTATCACCTGTTTTTTTTTTAATTTACGATCATCCGTTATTTTATTATTTTTTGTGTATGACGTGAACATTATATAAATATCATTATATTTTTATTAACAAATATAATGTGTATAATTTTAATAAATCATTAATGGAGGCCACATTGTATAGAGGCGACATATGCAACTGCACAAACACTTGACGCATACAAAAAAAAATAATAATACCCTATAAAAATGTGATCGGGAAACATATGAAAAGGTCACAATACATTGACTCGCTTTTCGACGATCGCTTTTGTTCCACTTGTATCGTGAATGCTTATGAAATCCTTGAAATTTTTTTTAATTAGACCCGAAGTCGTAGTATATACAATATACTTTATTGTGAACAAGGTTTTCATTGTTGTGTAGCATTCCTTACACGGTGTACTGTCTGAAAATGTATTAAGAGGGGATACACGCACAATGTATAAATTTATTTTATTTATTATCCCCAGTTTCAAACATTTACGTAACACGTCTATTTCTGCGTGACAAGAACACCCTTTAATCATTCCATCGTTACTATATGTTCTATAATTATTGTGACCACGTGCAATAATTTTACCACATTTTACAGCAATGCATCCATGATGCATCGTCATTTTAGATTTATGCGCTTCCTGTGATGCAATATTTGCATATTTGTGGTCACTTATGGTAGTATTCATTTACACTATTTATTATAACGAATACAATCCCATTATTTATAATCAATTTTATTGTATATAATGAAATTTAATTTTTGTAACGCACAATCGCATCCTCTAATTCTTTTATCGGCAACATTGCCATCGATTTGAATGACGAAATGTTTAAAAATCAGTAGAAAAATCAAAACAGTTCTCGTCTACTGTTTTATTTGCCAATGAATATTCCGAATTCGTGCGTTCAAAAAAGTTAACTTTGGTTTCTACACTAATGAGTTCCATAAAATCGAAAGGATTTGTTGAATTATAGATTTTATCATAACCCAACTGTAAACATAAACGATCAGCAACGAATTCAATATATTGTGTCATTAGTTTAGAATTCATACCAATCATTCTGCACGGAATTGCCTCTGTAATAAATTCCTTTTCGATTTCGACCGCTTCACAGATGATTTCGTGAATGCGTTTTTTTGATAATTTCTTCTGTAATTTACCATATAATAAAACCGCAAATTCAGTATGAAGAGCTTCATCACGACTAATAAGTTCATTGGAAAACGTAAGTCCGGGCATCAATCCGCGTTTCTTTATCCAATAAATCGACGCAAAACTTGACGAAAAGAATATACCTTCAACTACTGCAAATGCGACAAGACGAGACG